AAGACAGATTTGAAGTCACTTGGAGTTGTTCCCCAAAACTTAGCGTTTCAGGAGAACCTTGGGATACTGCTATACTCCCTGATGTTGCTAAAGAGTATAGCCTTGTTGATGGTAGTGACATTTACCTTAAGTTTGTTGTCGCTAGTCAAGATGACTTTGAAGAAGTTGAAAGAGCTGTGGACGCTTATAGAAGTGCCGGGGTACAATGTCCGGTATATCTTATGCCGTTGGGCGGACGAAGTGAAGAATACAATCTCAACGTCAAAGAAGTCGCCCAAGCATGTATGGAGCGAGGTTGGCGCTTCACACCAAGACTCCACATATCCCTATTCGGAAATGCGTGGGGGACTTGAGAATATGTTTGACCCAGAAGAATTTGAAAAAGACCAAAAACAACGTGCAGAGCTTGATAGAAAAAATTCTATTGAATCTCGTGCAAGAAAGGCAGGACTATAATGGGGTGGTGGAGTAAACTAGTAAGAGATGCAGGCATTAAAAAGAAAATTGATGAGCCTGTAAAAACAAATGAACAATCTCGTAGAGATATTCTAGCTAAAGAAAAAGAAGAAGCAACTCGTGCAGGTAAACCTTGGGTAGGTGTTTTAGATACTCAAGTAAATCCTGAGAATATTAAGAACGGATTCTTCGAACTTGATTGGAATAATGAGTTTATCGAACAATTACTTGATGCAGGTTATTCAGGTGAAAGTAACGAACAAATTGTTGATGCTTGGTTTAGAACTATTGCAATGCAAGTTTTAGACGAGCAAGGACAAAGTACTAATAGAGAAATGGGATATGTTCAAACTAAGCCTATAGACAAAGATAAATCAGAGGTGTCCTAATGCGTGACGACCTTATGGTCCAACAGCAAGTAGACAACGTGTGGCAACATATGGTTGGTGTTATTTGTTTAAATCAAACAAACCGTAAACAAGTAAAAAGAGTTTTACCTGTTTTATTTCTTGTTTGTCCTACTCCTGTTCACTTACTGAATACTCCTTCAGAGACAATTAAACGTATCATACAGCCATTAGGAATGGTAAATGTACGTGAAAAAAGACTACGCAAAATGAGCGAAGACTTCTTGACATGGGATGGTGAAGATGCTACACAACTATACGGTATTGGTAAGTACGGTTCTGACAGTTATAGACTTTTTTATAAAAATGAAGTACCTGAGAATGTAGGAGATCACGAACTAAAACGGTATATTATGGAAGAATTTAATCTTGACAATTCTTCAAATAGAACGTATAATGTAAGAGAAAATGAAACAATTGAGGCTTAAACAATGGCAACCTATATACTCGTAGACACTGCTAATACTTTCTTTAGAGCTCGTCATGTAGTACGTGGCGATGTTGATACTAAAGTAGGAATGGCATTACATATTACTCTTAACAGTGTAAAAAAAGCATGGGCTGACTTTAATGCAGATCATGTTGTATTCTGTTTAGAAGGACGCAGTTGGCGTAAAGATTTTTATGAGCCTTATAAACGTAATAGACAAGAAACACGTGATGCTATGACTCCTCAACAGGCAGATGAAGACAAAGTGTTTTGGGAAATATTTGATGAGTTTAAAGATTTTATCGGTACAAAGACTAACTGTACAATGATCCAACATCCACAACTGGAAGCAGATGATTTAATTGCAGGATGGGTGCAGAGTCATCCTAATGATGATCATGTAATTATTAGTACCGATGGTGACTTTGCACAACTAATTGCACCTAATGTACGTCAATACAACGGTGTTAGCAATACTATTATTACACACGAAGGTTATTTTGACGATAAAAAACGTCAACCTATTATTGATAAAAAAACTGGAGAACCTAGACCTGCTCCTAATCCTGCATTTATGTTATTTGAAAAATGTATGCGTGGCGACACTAGTGACAATGTGTTTAGTGCTTACCCAGGTGTACGTACAAAAGGCACTAAGAACAAAGTAGGTTTATTAGAAGCATTTGCAGACAAAGACACAAAAGGTTACAACTGGAACAACATGATGTTACAACGTTGGGTAGATCACAACGGTGATGAGCATCGCGTACTAGACGATTATAATCGTAATGTAACACTATGTGACTTGACTGCACAACCTGCAGAGATAAAAGAAATTATCGAGCAGACTATTAACGAACATAAGACTCCAAAAGATGTACAACAAGTAGGTATGCGTCTTATGAAGTTTTGTGCTAAATGGGATATGCAACGCATTGCAGAAAATGCAAAATTATATGCAGAGCCATTAAATGCGAAATATCCACAACAGGAGACAATGGTATGATAAAAGCTAAGTCCGTATTAAAAAATAAATTCTGGATTATGGAAGATGATGGTGTAAAGATTGGTACACTTCATAAAAATGATGATGATCAGAAATATATGTATACTTGTGATACAGGAACAACCTTTTATGAAACAGAAAAAGATCTTAAAACTGCACTAGGTAATATTACTTGGAGTGTAGGAGATATAAGCAAAGATAAATCTAATAAAGTCAAGGAACTTTATGGATATCCTACAAGTAGTATTCCTTATAATACTATGTATGATGTACAACGTAGACTTCCTCTTTTTACTAAAAGTGCAAAGAGTAAAAGTGTTTACTGTGCTGGATACTATATTATTCGTTTTGATAAAGGTTGGGTTAGAAGTTTTTGTCCTAAAAGTGTTACTATTGAAAAATATCCTTTCAAAGGTCCATTTAAAACAGAAATGATTATGAGAACGGAGTTAAGTAATGCCAACAGAACCAATTAATACTGCACCTATACAACAATTTATCAATCAAGTAAAAGGCGCAGATGCTTCACAACAAAAAGAAATTAAACTAGACATTGTGTCAGCACGTAAACTAGCACTAACACTAGGCGAAGTAATGGCTCGTTTGAACGGTGATTTAGAAAAATTTGTAAAAGAAAATGCACCTAAAGGCGAAGAAACTGTTACTATTAATATGGATGGCGGGAAAGCCTGGTAATAACTACTAATATAACATAAAAAAAAGATAAATATATGCGTACATAATTTATTGGAGTACGCAAATGAGTAGACCAAAACCTACAGTTATATTAGAGCATGTAGATAAAAAGACTTATAAGTCAGAACAAGTGTTAGAAGCAGAAGCCATCTGGGCTGTTTTCTTTCAGGGAAAACCTTTTAATCTTAAGTCATTAAATATTATAACAAATTATCCTGGCCCTAAATATAAAAAAGTATCTTTTAGCAATCCAGGTCATGCCCACAATCTAGCACAAAAATTAAACGAAATGTTTAACTCAAATGATTTTTCTGTGTACAAATTGACCACAGGCGAACAAGTGGCCGAATGAACTGGAAAGAAACCTACACTAAAATATTTTTAAAAAATGCCGACATTGCTGTAACAGAAGCAACTGTCAAAGAGTATCTACCTCTCTGGTGGCAAAACACTAGAGCAAAAGAAGATGGTGGATTAAGACTTACTGACGCAGGATACGACTTTATAACGGAAAAATTAGAGATTCAAACTTATGAAGTTCCATTTCCAAAAGATTTTAAAATTACTACACAAGTAATCATTTTTTTAGATAAATTTATTACATGTCCGTATATGCTTACATCATATAGCATAATTGTTACAGACGAAAAAAAGGCTATGGAATTACACCTTTTTAGTGGAGATCTGCGTAAATACGGACTAGCAAAAGCCCTCAAAAGACACGAAAAAGATTAATTTTTGGTAAAGAAAAGGTTGACTTTGCCTGCACATGATAGTATAGTATATATATTAAATGAGCAAAGACACTAGAGAGGCTAACATGGAAAATATCGCAACACGTACCGTTACACCTAACGGAGCAAAAAAAGCAATTTCAAGGGCATTCAAAAAACAACGTCCGCTGTTTATTTGGGGTCCTCCAGGTATTGGTAAATCAGATATCGTACAACAGATTGGTGCGTCAATGGATGCATTAGTTATTGATGTGCGACTATCACTTTGGGAACCTACAGACATTAAAGGTATTCCATATTATGCGGCAAATGATAATTGTATGGCGTGGGCACCACCACAAGAATTGCCTACCCAAGCAATGGCTAAGAAACATAAATGGATTATTTTATTCTTAGATGAAATGAATTCTGCGGCGCCAGCAGTACAGGCGGCCGCTTATCAATTGATCCTTAACCGTAAGGTTGGTCAATATGTATTGCCTGACAATGTACTTATTGTTGCGGCAGGTAACCGTGACGCAGACAAAGGCGTTACTTATAGAATGCCAGCACCATTGGCTAATCGTTTTGTACACTTAGAAATGGCTGTAGATTTTGAAGATTGGTTTTCTTGGGCTGTTGCTAACAATATCCACAAAGATGTTGTTGGTTACCTAACATTTAGTAAAAAAGATTTATACGATTTCGATCCAAAGTCTCCTTCACGTTCTTTTGCAACGCCACGTAGTTGGTCGTTTGTTTCAGAACTTCTTGAAGATGACGATGACGAAAATACCACTACAGATCTTGTAAGTGGTTCAGTTGGTGAAGGTCTTGCAGTGAAGTTTATGGCACACCGTAAAGTTGCTGGGCAGATGCCTAACCCTACAGATATTTTATCTGGTAAGGTTAAGGAGCTCAACAATAAGGAAATCAGTGCGATGTATTCCTTAACAGTGTCTCTTTGCTACGAGCTCAAAGAAGCCTGCGACAAAGGCGATAAAAAGTTTGACGATAAAGTTAATAACTTTTTACGTTTTGCTATGGATAACTTCGATACAGAATTGGTTGTAATGGGAATCAAATTAGCCCTCACACAATACTCATTACCTATCGATCCTGATGAAGTCGAATGTTTTGACGAGTTCCATGAACGTTTTGGCAAGTATATTACTGCCGCACAGAAAGACTAACCAGGTTAGGGTAGAGGTTAATATCTCTACCCTTTACCAAATAACTTGACATTTTGTGTAAACGAACATATAATAAGTAAACATAGCAAGGAGATAAAGATGAGTGTAGAAGGCAAAAAAAACTGGAAACCTAATCCAGATATCACAGCAGAAGAACTAGAAAAAATGCGTGTAGATGTTCTTGATAGAATTATCGTTGCACGTATTGGTTTACTTCTTCGCCATCCTTTCTTTGGTAATATGGCAACTCGTTTACGTATTAAAAGTGCAGACGACTGGTGTCCTACTGCCGCTGTAGACGGTCGTAATTTATATTTTAATACTCAATTTTTTAATGCGATGGATAATAAAGAGATTGAGTTTGTTATTGCACACGAAATTTTACATTGTGTATTTGATCACTTAGGTCGTAGAAGCTGGCAGGATCGAAACTTAGATCCTATGATTAGTAACATTGCACAAGATTACATTGTAAACAATACATTAGTTCGAGATAATATTGGACACAAGCCTAAGATTGTAGATTGTTATCAAGATTTTAAATATGACGGATGGACTTCTGAAGAAGTTTACGATGATATATTTGAAAAATACGATGAAGAAGAATTAGAAGCACTAGGAGAACTGTTAGACGAACACCTTGACTTAGATGAAGGTGATAGTGGCGGTTCTAAGCAACAACATAAAAGTAACATGGATGGTGGTAAAGAAAGTAAAGCAAAACCTAAATATAATAAAGAAGAACTAAAAAAGATTAGAGATAGTATTAAAGAAGGTATGATTCAATCTGCTCAGGCCGCTGGTGCAGGTAATATTCCTAAAGAAGTACAACGTATGATTAAGGAACTTACTGAACCTAAAATGAACTGGAGAGAGCTTATTCGTCAGCAGATTCAAAGTACTATTAGAAATGACTATACATTTAGCCGTCCTTCACGTAAAGGTTGGCATACTGGTGCAATTTTGCCCGGCTTAAATTTTGATGAAAAGGTTGATCTTTGCATTGCGTTTGATATGAGTGGATCTATTACAGGCGATATGCCTAAAGACTTTCTAAGTGAAGTTAAAGGTATTTGTAATGAATTCAAAGATTATAATATTAAAGTATGGTGCTTTGATACTGCTGTTTACGGTGAAGCAGATTACAGTTCAGATAATGGTCAAGATTTAAGTGAGTATACTCCTATCGGTGGCGGAGGTACTGATTTTATGGTTAATTGGGAATATATGAAAGAAAACGATATTATTCCTAAAAAATTTATTATGTTTACAGACGGTTATCCTTGGGGTAGTTGGGGTGACGAAGACTACTGTGATACACTATTTGTAATACATGGTAACCATAAAAAAGACTTAGAAGCACCGTTTGGTGTAACAGCACACTATGAACAAAACTCTTAAGAGTCCTAATCCTAAAGATTTTTTCCAAATAAGGCGTTTACCTTATGAAGCGCCTCATCTTGAATATATAGATTTACCCTTTGCATATAATATAGAAACTAGTTTAGAAAAGTGGATAGTTGATCATTTAAAAAATAGGTTTTATCTTAGCAAAACAATGTCTATCACTAAAGACGACGGCACTAGTCCATATGGTTTCAAAATGAGGGTAGGTTTTGAAGATCCAAAAGAAATGTCATATTTCGTTTTGGCGTGTCCACTTTTGAAATACAAGTAAATAATATACACAGTTAACGGAGGTAAAGATGACTGAAGAAACAAAGAACCCGCAAGTTGCGGGTACACAAACAGCGCCAGAGCAACCTACAGAACCTGTAGAACTTACAATACAAGATCTAGGTGTAATTAGATCTATTATTGATGTTGCTAGCCAGCGTGGTGCGTTCAAAGCAAATGAACTTGAAGCAGTTGGCAAAACATATAATAAATTAGAAAACTTTTTAACGACCGTTCAAAAGAAGTCTGAAGAAGCACAAAAGGCTCAAGAGGCGGCAAAAGGAGATAAAGCTAATGGCTAATATCAAACATGTAGGACGTTTAACTAGCAACAATCGTAAGATTGCTGTTGCTTATAGAGTTCTACCAAATGATCCTGATCACGCTCTAGTAGTAGATACTGCAACTCTAAGTGATGCAGATCATGATAGTTTAATGAAATTAATCGAATCGCCTGCAGGACAACAAGCACATGAACTTGCAGTAGCAATGGATAGAGCAGTACTAAGTGACGGTTCACGCATGTTGCCTAGATTTCATGCAACTGGTAGACTTAAAAAAGTAAAAA